TATTTTTAAGCATCTCTGGTGCGTTAATTAGCTTTGGCAACTTTGTTCCAGTCGTTCAGTTTACGGCAGCATTGGTTGGTACTATCTCTGGATGTATCGCAATTTACAAGCAGACTAAAAAGAAAAAGTAGTGAAGTCAGTTGTTATTACATTGCTAATAGCAGTACTGATATTCTTCATCTTTGATAAGTCAAAGTACATAGGCGACAAGCCAATCATAGTTACACAAATAGATACTATTTATTCTACCGATACAATAGTAAAATACAAGAAGGGCAAAGACATTCCATTTGAGATTTACCGGGTTTTAGAAGATTCTATCTTCATACACGATACGATACAAGTATTAAGCGATTACTACGCTACAAGGGTTTACAAGGACACAATTACCCAAGATTCAAGCAAGTTTTACATACAAGATTCTATTTCCCAAAATAAGATACAATCAAGGCTATTTAAGGCTGAAATTGCCTATAAAACGATTTACAATACTACAACTATAACCAAAAAGGATAAGAGTGCCATTTATTTGGGCTTTTTAACCGATTTAAGGGCATTTGACAATAAATTAGGGTTAGGGCTTGGCTTGGGATATTACACCCCAAAAAAAGGCTTATTTTTGTTAAACGCTACAACAAACAATTATAGTTTAGGTTATTATAAAAAGTTTTAATATGCTACCAATAAAATTTAAGGAGTTTGCAAAGAACCCAGTTGTGGGAACTTTATTTATCGTAATGGGTGCCATTGGTGCTTTGTATGTAGACATTCGTTCTACGTTTCAAGACCAAGCAAAAAGCCAAGATGTACGCATAGAGAAGTTAGAGCATAGAGTTGATGTGGTTAGTGATGCCTTAAGAAAGTCAGATAGTTTAAGTGCGGTTTCTACGACTAAACTTTCTACTTTGGCTGAATTAGGAGCAATTAAAGGTTTAAAATAATGAGATGGCTTTTATTAGTCTTTTTGGCTGGGTGTGGGGTTACGGCTCAAAGCCCAAGCGAAACAATTAAAGAAGACATTGAGTTAGAGAAACTTTTAGGCAAGATTAACCAGAACATTGAACGAACTATAAAGGTTCAAGACAAAGCAGACAAAAAACAAAAACAAATAGTAACCGAAGCCGTAACGACAATAAAAGAACTAAAGGAGGAACTAAATGAGACAAAAGCAAAGCTGGATAGTGTTAGTACTGATTCTATTGTGCCATTTAAGCTACTCCCAATACCCTATTAAAAGATTTTACAAGGGTGATTCAGTTATTATAATGTCAGTTGAGCAAGGCGAAGAAATAAACAAATTGTATAGCAAATACAACGATACAATAAGTTTACTAAAAGAAAACTTAAAGATTAAAAACATTAAATATGACTCTATATTCAATACAATATCTGCTCAAAAAGATAGCTTCTATAATTGGAAGTATAAATACTCACTTAACAAGTCTTTATATCAAGACTGGGAAGAAAACCAAAAAAAAATAGATAAGTTACACGCTTGGAGTAAGATTCTATTAATTTTTATAATAGTTTTTCAATTCAATCAATTACAATAAGATGAAACAATTTTTTACAGAAGACAACGGAAGATATAGCATGAAAAGACTTTGTGGGTTATTATGTACTATTGCCTTATGTGCTACAATGTATCACAACCAATTTAGCGAGGAGCATACTGCTCCAAGTGCTATTTTAGTAGAGGCGGTTGCTATGTTAGCGTTTGGAACATTAGGTTTAACATCAGTTGAGAAAATATTTAAAAAGAAAGAAGATGCCGAATAACGAGAAAAGAGCCTTTGCCATTGGCATTGTTGTTTGGATTGTTTGTATTTGTATCTTTGCTAAACATTTGTTATGATAAGTAAGAAAGCTATTGATTTAATTATCCAACATGAGGTTGGTGGTCGTGCAGTTTACGAGAAGAAATACCAAAAGCCAATTTGGGCTGGAGGTGAGTCTGGGCTTACGATTGGGCTGGGTTATGATGTGGGCTACGCAAAAGAAGCGGACTTGTTTTCTGATTGGTCAGCATTGAACCTAAACTTCTTAAATGCAATGAAAAGATTTTGTGGAGTTAAGGGTGAAGTCGTTAAGTCAATGATGAAAGGCGAAGTGTTAAATGTTATCATTCCGTACAATATAGCATATGATGTTTTCGTTAAGAAGTCAATACCTAAGTATTACGCAATGACTAAAAGAATATATCCTCAATTAGATACTTTAAATGAAGATACCAGAGGTGCTTTGGTTTCTATGGTATATAACAGAGGTTCAAAGATAGAAGGTGATTCTCGTAAAGAAATGAAAGCTATTGTTGAGTTAGTGGCAAAGCAAGACTATGAAGGGATAGCAGAGCAAATTGAAAAGAGCAAAAGATTATGGGAGGGTAAAGGATTAGACGGCTTGGTGATTAGACGAGAAAGCGAGGCGGACTTGATAAGGTCAAGCATGGCATAAAAACAAAAACCTACATAATGGCTGAAAGAACAACAAGGAGAAGGCTGTTTTTCGATTGTGAAACAAGCCCAAACATCGGTCTATTCTGGGAAGCTGGATATAAAAAGAACATAGACTATTCAAACATAGTCAAAGAAAGAGCCATAATTTGCATTTGTTACAAGTGGGAAGATGACAAAGAAGTAGAAGGACTTTACTGGGATTCCAAGCAGAGCGATAAAAAGATGCTTGAGAAATTTATACAAGTAGCAAATACAGCTACCGAATTAGTAGGACATAACGGAGATAAGTTTGATTTAGCATGGATTAGAACAAGGTGTTTGTTTCATGGAATACCAATGTTTCCTAATTACATTACAATAGATACTTTAAAAATAGCAAGGTCTAAGTTTAGATTTAACTCTAATAGATTAAACTACATAGCAGATTTTTTAGGCATAGGACAAAAGATTAAAACCGAGTTTAACCTTTGGAAGGATATTTTGTTACATAAGGATAAAAAGGCAATGGATGATATGCTTAAATACTGCAAAAAGGATGTAATATTGCTTGAGAAGGTATTTAAACACTTAAACAACCATATACCATCTAAATCTCATTATGGGGTGCTTTACGGAGGTCTAAGAGCATCTTGCCCAGAATGTGGAGCAGATGGAGAAAATATAGTTAGAAACAACACAAGAACAACCGCAACTGGTGTCGTAAAAGTGCAAATGAGATGTAAGGTTTGTGGAAAGTTTCATACAAAAACTGATAAATAATGAGCCAAGTAACTCAAGAAGTAATAAACGACATAAACGCAAGAGAACTAAAAGGGCTTGAGACTTATGGTACCACAATGGATAGAAACGATTTAACTCAAGACCAATGGCTTAATCATGCATACGAGGAGGCTTTAGACTTCGCTATATATTTAAAGAAACTATTAATCATTAGAAATGGCATACGTTTATAGACATATAAGACTTGATAAAAATGAGCCTTTTTATATTGGTATAGGAAGTGATAAAAACTATAAAAGAGCAAAAGATTGGCACGCAAGAAACAAAATATGGAAATCAATAACATCTCGTTCTGATTATGAAATAGAGATACTTTTTGATAATATAACATGGGAGTATGCTTGTCAAAAAGAAATTGAGTTTATAAGTTTATATAAAAGAATAATTGATAATGGTATTTTAGCAAATTTATCAACTGGTGGCGAAGGGAATCTTGGTATTAAAAGAACAAAAGAAGCTATTGAAAAAACCGCTAATGGTAAAAGAGGTACTAAATTAAGCGAAGATGTAAAGAAAAGAATATCAGAAAAACTAAAAGGAAGAAAATTAACTGAAGAAACAAAGCAAAAAATGAGAGAAAGGATGTTAGGTAATAAATATACAAAGGGGCATAAATTGAGCGATTTACATAAAGAAAGAATATCAAAAGCAAATTTGGGCAAAAAACATAAAAAATAAATTAAATGAGGTTACCTAAAAATTTTGGAAAAATGACACTATTTGAACAAGAAGGTATTTTAGTTGCTAAACTTAATGAAGTTTACGACTTAGAGAATGAAATCAAAAAAGCATTGGCTAAAGTAAGAGGAGGCATTAAATATACTCCTAAAGAAATAGACCGCCCAGATTTGGCGATGCTTAAAGATGAACATTAGTGCCTAAGATTAGAATTATATATAAGAAGCTGGGCAAAGAAAAGGCTCATGGCATTGCTTGTAGCGATGGCGAGATTCTTATTGATTCAAGGCTAAAAGGTAAAAAGCATTTAGAGATATTAATACATGAAGTCATGCACTTGCTAAACCCAGAGGATAGCGAGGCTGAAATAGTGCGTAAAAGCGTAGCATTAACTAAAATACTATGGAAAGAAGGATACAGAAGGGTAGATAACCACGACAAAGACTTGCTCCAAGACGGCTCAAAATAGAGTCGTATCTTTGTAGTGTTGTTTTTTCATAGTTCTTAGGTTTCTCCCAGTGTAAAAAGCTGGGAGTTTTTTATTACATTTGTCCTAATTCATATTGCATAGTAAATTAAGGTTTATGCGAGGGGTGTTTCTACATCCCTTTTTTTGTTATATAATTATATATCATTTGCTAAAATCTTTAGCAAAGTGTTAAAATAATCCTAAAGCCTAAAAATAATTGTTAATAAATTTGGTGGATAAGATATGTGTATATATCTTTACTTCATAAACAAAAACCTTTATTTATGAATTGGCAAACAACCATCTATTATGCCCAAGACGGCATCGACTACCAACAAGTATTTAATGCTCCACATCTACCAAGAGTAGGGGATAGTATTATTACAAACTTTGGCAAAGAAGTTAAACGCATTATGTTTACAGTAGAAAGCATTACTTTCTCAAACATGAGTTACTCAATTATCATCACTTTAAAACCTTAAACCATGAACCAGTACGAAAAAGACTCAATCAAACCTATGTACGTTTTTATTATCGTATTAATAGGATTTATTTTAACTGCATTAGTAGAAAACCTTTAAACCTACAATTATGGAAAAAACGCAATTAAAACAATTAATATGCTTCTTAGAAGACATGGCATCTGAAGAAAATGATATGAAAAGTCTATTGGCAATTAAGACTATTACATTACAAGTTTATTCAATGCTTTTAGATGAAAGAAAGCAAATTGAGGCTGCTTATAACAGTGGCAAATTAAACTCAACTGGAGACGGCAATATGTACTATTTTATGAATTATATTTCTAACGATTAAACCTAAAACTATGGAACTAATTTATCAAGGAAAACAACTCGTACTACACAAAAGAGCAGCTTGTCTATTAGAACTATTAAAGTCAGCACAAGCAAGACAAACGCTATTTGAGAAAGACTTAGCTAAATGGAGAAAAGGCACTTATGATGAGCCTATACGCTTAATGCAAAAAGAAGAAGATATTTTAATTAAGATAGCCAGAATGAATGAAGTGCAAAAGCGTATTTTAAAATCATATCATTTTTTAATCTTGGATTTGTACGAAATCACCGAAGATTTTATGCTACCAGTAAACCTATTACACTTTTAATATGAGTTACATAGACAATAAAAGCTATTATATCAAGATGAACCAGATTCTTGAATTAGAGAATGAGATGTTAAGAAAACAAATTAAAGAACTAAAACAAAAACTAAATGAACTACTGGACCCAACCTATAATGAAGGAAAAATCGGGGCTAAAAAGCCAAATCAAAATGGCGGATAGCGTAATTGAGAAAGTGGCTGCCTTCTATGGTATGTCTAACTCGGATATTAGAGGCAAATGCCGTAAACGTGAACTGGTTAAAGCCAGGTGGATAGCTATGTATTATATAAGGGAGAAAACTGACTTTACCCTAAATACCATTGGCGATATGTTTGGGAGAGACCATACTACTGTTATCCATGCATTAGAAACCATTAAGGATATTATGTCTTTAAAGTACGAAACCGATTTAAAAGAGGATTTGATAAATATTAAAAGATTTATTTGATTTATTCACAAATAAGTTATACTTTTAATTATTAAATAACAAAAAACCTATACTATGCAAGAACTACAACAGATTAGACCGACCTACGAACTTATCAACAAAGATAGTCTTTTGAGCCTATCAAATGAGTTAGCAAGTCTTATCAAAGAGAAAAAACTTAGCACTAACATTCAAGGCAAACAATTTGTAAACGTTGAGGGCTGGGGTTACGCTGGAGCAGCAATTGGATTGATTCCAATTATTACCGAAGTAAAAGACCTAAGCAAAGAAAATGAAGTTAAATACTGGGCTACGTGCGAGGTTAGAAATATTGCCTCTGGACAAGTGGTATCCATTGGACACGCTATATGTTCTAACAAAGAACGCACTAAAAGAACCTTTGATGAGTACGCTATTTGCTCTATGGCTCAAACAAGAGCAGAGGGTAAGGCTTATAGATTACTTTTAGGCTGGTTAATGAAAGCGGCAGGTTTTGAGGCTACTCCAGCAGAGGAGATGGACTTTAGCAAAGAACAAGCACCATACATTAAGAAACACGAAACCCAAGATAACTTAGTAGTAGCTATTGATTTTTGTGAAAGTTTAACAGAGTTAAAACAACTGTACGAACTAAATATCACAATGATACAAGAGAACCAGTTAAACGAATTATTTACTAACGCTAAAAAGAACCTATAATGAATACCTTAGTAATATTAGAAGGGCTTAGAGAAAACGTTAAGTTCTGGCAGTATAAGTTTGATACTTGTAAACCACACGAGGCAAGAGCAATGCAACAAAAAGTACTCGGTGCAAAGCAAATATTAAAAGAGTTTAAAATAAAATATATGCCACATCTATTAGTGCCACCTACTCCACCAAAAAGACAAGTATCTGTAAGAATGTCTGATTGGACTGAAAACTTTGAAGAATTTGCTAACTATTAAATTATAAATTATGCCTTATTCAACTTGCTGCGGAGCATATACCGATATGTGGGAAATTGACTTATGCCCAGATTGCTTAGAACATTGCGATTGGGAGGAAGAAGACGAAGAAGAAATGGAAGAAGATACAAAAGCAAACAATGAAGTCGATGAAATTGCATTAAGAGAAGCCGAAGAAAAATTACATAACCAATAAAAAAAACAAAATGAAAGTAAAATTATATGCTATACCTAATTTTGGTAATTATACAATATTTAGAACTGGAGAAGTATATAGTTTATATTCCTATAAGTTTATTAAGCAACACGATGATAGCAATGGTTATTTAATTGTTAGCCTTAGAATTAATGGGGTTAAAAAAAATTATAAAGTACATAAATTAGTTGCAAAAGTATATTTAGAAAATCCAAATAATTTACCACAAGTAAATCATATAGACGGAAATAAATATAACAACTGTTTAAGTAATTTAGAATGGGTTTCTGCATCTGATAATATGAAACACGCTTATAATAATGGCTTAATGAAAAAAAATAGAGAAAAGCGAGTATTAGATACTGAAACTGGAATATTTTATAATTCAATTAAAGAAGCTGCTATTGCAAAAAATATTAATCACAACACTATGAGAGGATTAATAATAAATAACAAAACATCAATTATTCATATCTAAAAATTAAAACATGAAAGTATTAAATGTATGTATGGAAGACATTAAATGGAAACCAGTACAAACTAAATCTGGTATTAAGCACTATGCAAACATTGCAGTAGATTATTTAAAAGAACCAGACGATAAAGGAAATACAGTTACCGTTTGGAATAATCAAACGCAAGATGAAAGAGCAGAAAAAAAGAAAAAAGAGTATTGCGGCAGAGGCAAAGAATATAAATTCGATGCTAAAAAAGAGTACGCAAACTCTAACAAACAAGAGCAAGAAGATGCTGATAATATGCCATTTTAAACTTTAACAAAACTTTAACAACTATGAAAACTCAAAAAGAACAAATCAAAAAGTACTTATTAAGCAGAAAAACAATTACCCCTATTCAAGCCTTAAATAAATTTGGCTGCTTTAGATTAGCAGCGGTCATTTATAAGCTAAAAAATGAAGGCTTAAAAATTGTTACTGAAATGGAGTACAACAAAAACAAACAATTTGCACGTTATAGGTTAGTTTAGTATATTTGCAACGGATGTAGGATATCCATTATTAAACTTATTGGTCCAACGCTGAACCCTCAATCCTACTGGGGGGAACGCTGCGGACCTTTTTTATTTATGAAAAATAATAGTTTTTATTTCAGCCATGATTACAATGCGGCTAATGATACTAAGATTTTATTTCTTAGGCATCAATTAGGAATGGAAGGTTATGGAATTTATTGGTTTTTAATTGAGCAATTAGCCAATGCAGGAGGTAAATTACCTTTAGAATTAATCCCAGTTTTAACAATGCAAATGCAGTCTACAGATGTAAAAGTTAATGGGGTAGTACACAATTTTGGGCTATTTACGATAGAACATGATGAGTTCTGGTCCGAGCGTTTACAAGAGCATTTAGAACTAAGAAACAGATTAAGTGAAGGAGGTAAAAATGGGGCTGCCAATAGGTGGGCTAATAGGGGGGCTATTGGGGGGGCTAATGCAAAGGAAAGGAAAGGAAAGGAAATAAAAGGAAAGGAAATAAAAGAAAAAAAAGTAAAGGAAAGTAAAGTACTAACTCTTTTTAGTGAAAGTATTTATAATGATATAAAAATATTTGAGGCAAGTTTTTTGGGTACTCAATATGAAGGTGCTAATTTTACCTACTATCATGAGGTTATAAAAAATTGGTCAGATTCTACTGGAAACAAAAAAAGGGATTGGATTGCCACCGCAAAAAATTGGATGGCAAAAGATATGACAAAAGGAACTTTTATTGACAAAAATTATAAGCCAAATGCAAATAATCAAACAAAATCAAGAGTTAGCCACGCTACCGAAGAACAGTTTATCCAAACTGCTTTTAAACGCAATGGCGGTTGGTAGTACTGGAGAGGTACATAATCAAATGTGTCGATACAAAGAAAAGGGAGAACCAAATCATTTGTCGGTAATGCAAAACATACCTAAAGACCAAAGGTTACCACAAATAGCTAAAATTTACGGAAACGATAAAATAGCAACTGTATTAGGTAAGCAAATAACAAGAACTCTTTTAAATTTTAATTTAAGAGTGGGAATGAATACAGAGCAGATTTATGATTTAAGTTTGGCATTGATTGAAACGGCAGAGGAGGATAATTTAGCTATTGAGGACATTATGCTATTTTTAGACGGATTGCCTAAGTTTAAATACGGTAAAGTTTATGATAGAATGGATATGCCTACATTCTTTGAGATGTTAGAAGTATATCGTGAACAAAGGCATCAATCGTATGTTAATGCTAAAGAGGAGGCACACGCACAATTTAAATCTATGGGCGATACTAACCGAATGTCAAATGATACAGACAAAGAGGCTAACCGAAACGCAATGAATGACTATTTAAAAAACTTATCTAAATAATTGCCCAGCTAAAATTTATTAATTAACAAATGGGTGTTGGTTATGTAAACGGCTGGGCATTAAATTTTTAACTATGAAATGGATTAAATTTTTCTTTATTAGTGTTCCTTTAGCACTACTTTTAATAACAACTGCAAACCTTTATTTCGAATTTAAACGATGGAGAAAATGATAGCAAGTGGAACAGAAAATGCGAGACCAATAAAAATGATTGACATAGAAACAAAAGATGTAACCATATTTAAAAGCATAGCTTATGCAGTTAGAACAACCAAAGTAAATGAGTACGCTTTAAGACAAGGATTAAGCCCATTAAAAAAGAAGCGATTTGAGGTTAATGGTCGAACTGTTGTTTTTAGGCTACATAACCCCTAACTTTGTCTTATGGCATTAACTCCATTACCTAAGCTATTAGAAAAAACACAAAAGGTGATTAACGCATACGTTCGCAAAAGAGATGAAGGTTTGCCTTGTATATCTTGCG